CTTCTAAAAATCTAAATACAAACGGGGGGATTTCTATTTTATGCCCCCAAGCCTCTGAAATGATAGGGATGGCATAAAGAACAACATAAATAATGGCCGTCAATTTCGCTTTTGAAAGTCCAAAATCTTGGCCTTCCACTTGTTTCCCCAGTAATTTAGCAACTAAGTTTTTAATCATAAAACACCCCTTTTAATGCTTTTAAACAATCACTGAATCTTAAAAATCTAAATTTAATTTTGATGAAAAAATCAGGTATTTTCATTTTTTAGCTAAGTTTGAATTCAACGAAACGAGTGTTTCCCTCACTTGAATTAAAACGACTGTATTATCTGATAAAGTTTTAAAACAAAGATAAAACATAAGTAAAAAAGCCATGATGGGGAACCCCACCCGGTCAATAAAAACCATTGCCATTTTTAATGATTTTGGCATTTCGTTCATATCATTATGATTCATGACATCAAGCATCTTCTATTGTTTTTAAACGTCCCCAATATGCAAAATGCGAAGATTTAACATAGTCATCATAAGGTGTTACTACAACACCAAACGCTTTCCCCTTGGCCTCTAAAACCTCTTTATTCCCTAAATATAACCCAACGTGGTGAATTACTTGTGTGTCCGGGTACCATTTGAAACCCATGTCCCCAATCAAAACAGATTCAAATGGAACTCTTCGGCACATTTTGGCCTGATTATATGACCCGTCAGGGACATTAATTCCAACCAAAGCGTAAAGAACTTCAACCAATTCAGAACAATCTAAGGCCACAATTTTGTCGGGGTTTGGATCTTTTAAGAACGTAGGAATATTAACTTCAACCCCATAAACATAAGGTTTCCCAACACACTTTTTACCGAACTCGATCATTTTTGACCACGGAATTTCTGAATGTTTCAATTGTTCTCGTCCTTATCCAATTTCTCAGCCAATTTCCGATATTCAGGATCACTTTGCGACAAAATAAAATGGTGCGCGGCCAATGCCGAACCGCCTCGTTTTGCCAATGTCATAAAATCATTTGCGTATTTACCGTAAACGGCGGGGTTTGTTTCAATTCTTCTCGCTATAGCGTTCGCACCGGAAGAAATAGTTTGATTCCCATATTTTCTGCCAAGTTTTAAACCTCCGGCAACCATGGCCGCTTTACCAAAATTCCCAGTGTTTGCCAGTTCTGCTCCACCTAATGCCGCATCCCGTAATCCAATCGTTGCGTTGCCACTTTCAGAAGACAATCTATTTTGTAATGCATCTTGTAACGTTTCAGCTGATCCGTAGTCTTTGACATTTTTTGCAAAAGCATCAAAACCTTTTTCCCCGCCACCTTTCAATGAAGATTCTTCAAGCTGCCCCATAAATGAATTCCGCATAGATCCTGCTATTTTCTTTTTTACTTCATTGGCGGCCCCACTCATCGTGGTGTCATAATTTGCCATTTTCTGAAGCAAACTTTTTAATTCTCGTGCGCCTTCCCAGTCGATAAACTTGCTTGATGGAATTCCAGAGGCCAAACTATTTGGATCATGATTTTGTTTTGCTCTTGATTTTACCGTTTCCAAGGCATTATCTATGAGCGTGTTTATTTTCTGATTCTCTCCAATATTTAAACCTTTTGGCCGCAATTTGTTTAAATCTTCAATGGCTTTTAATGGGTCGAACATAAGCCCCGTATTCGATTGATCTTGTAAAAATTTTCCCATGGCTTGGCCGCTTTCCTTGGAAACGGATTCTGCCGCTTCTTGCATTGCTTTCGTGCTTGAGAGAGGGGTTATTATTCCTTTTTCTAAAGCCATGCTAACCGCTTCATTTGCCTGCCTTTCTTTAAGCGGAGTATTAAGAAGCCTTTTTGTAAATCCCACAGCTCTTTTTCCTGTATCCATGGCCACATTCTTAAATTTTCCGCTTACGAGTTCACCCAAGGCCGCCAATTTATTGGCAATTGGATCAATAACTGGTGACACCGCTTTCCCGCCCATATGAAAAGCCCCATATAACCCAGCCCCTTTTGCGGCATCTAAAACTTGAGCAGGTGCCGATTCATTCTTTGATTCTCCCAATCCTTGCACGGCTCCCAATGCCATAACTCCCTGTAAAGTCTTTGGGGCAAGCATTGAAGCCAATCTAGCACCAACGGCGGGCGTGGCTGTTCCTGCACTCCCCATTTCAGCAGCAATAACGGGTAGAATAGCTCCTCCCAATTGTCCTGCCATATATGTTTTAGGGTTGGCCGCCTCCGCTTCTTCATAGCGTTTTCTTGCGGCATCACGGCCTTCCTTATACGTTTCATCACCCAAAGCGCGTATTGCGCCTTCCGCTTCATCTGCAAAACCAAAAGTTCCACCTTGTACGCCACCTAAAGCCAAACTCTTTAATTTTGAAGCGGGTTCTACCATAGGCTCCGGCGTTTGCATCGCCATTGCCCGTTTGCGTTTAAGGGTTAAGAATTCAAGTTCTTCCTGATCTGTCATTATTTCTTCCCACTAAATTTTTGTTGCAATTCTTGAAAACGTTTTTCCTCTTCGTCACTCCATGTTGGGACGGCTGTCTTTTCTGGTAAGTCTTGAGAAGTAATTCCCCCGCGATTTTTATAAGTATCAACAATTTCCGGCTTAAATCCTGCTTCAGTATTTTTCAAGTGATTTCTCAAAATATATTTATAGTCTTGCAATGCCTTTAACAATTCCGGCTCCGTGTTAAATTTCCCTGAATTGAATTCATCCTTTAAGCGTAATAATTCGGTCGGAGTCACGGCTGTGCCGCTTCGGTCTTTTAATTCAAGATTAAAGAGTCTTGCCATGGAAGATTTCAATTGTCTCGCTCTCGTATCATAAGCTGTTATCCTTCCAATGCCTGGGATAGAAACACCTGGCAAATCAACTTTTTTACCTTTTACGGTTCCGGTATTGGGATCATAATCGTCAACATTAAACCCCAAATTGTCATTGATAACATTCAATGAAGAAACAATATTCTGTGGATCGCCAAGCCTTTTTGAAAGTTCCGCTTGCATTTTTTCATCTTGCTGTTCTTTCTTTAAATCTGATTTTTCACGCTGAGCGTCAAAGCGTTCTTGGCGCAACAAATCACGATATGATCGAGCGCTTTCCTTTTCGACATTGGCCTGTTCAACTGTCATTCTTTTCAAATCTTCATCATTTTTTAGTTTCGCCAATTTTTCGGAAACTTCTAAATTTGTAGAAGCAGGAATTCCATATTTTTTCTGGAAATATTCAGAGAGAATTTTATTCTCGCTTGTTTTTTTATTTTGATCGAATAAATCAAGAGCGGATTTCTTTTTATTCAATGAAGCTTCTTTTGCTGACTGTGAAAAATTAGTAGGCGTTTTACCGTAAGCACTGGCCAAAACATCACCTAATCCCGCCAACAATTCTCCACCCATGGAACTATAATCTGGCGTGTTTTCTATTTTTGCTCTCTCTTCCGGGGTGTAAATTGGCACCTGTTCAACGGGTATTTGTTCCACGGGCTGTTGTTGAACTTGTGGCGGGGATTGATTAAAGAATTTATGCTTTAAATAATCTTCAACCTGTTTTTTTCTATCGTATAAATCAAGATTCATAATTCACCTTTATTTTTTATAAGAGGCCATCGTAGAACCGCCCAAACCAATGAGGCCCGCGGCCAATTGGTTTTTCTGTCGTTGTGCTTCCTCTTCACTGTCCGCAATACCCGCTAATGCTCTCGCCTTGGCATCAGCCAATCCCATGGTGTTATTGTATTTCTGCTGAATTAATTGAGAATTTCTGACTCTATTGGCATTTTCATTGCCAATATTTAAATCTGAAACTCGTTGTTTTTCTCCTAAGTTCGTCGCTTGCGCCTGATTCCTATTCCCAACGTTAAAATTGACTTGATTTTGTTTGTTTTGTGCGTTAAATCTATTAATGGCATCCTGCGCTTCTGCTTTCTTGCTTGCCTCTCCAAATTCCTGACCTCTTATTTGACCGCCCAAACTCCCAACATCACGCAAAGCCGCCATTCGTGCATTTTGAGCTTGTGCGCCAATATCAATGGCTTCCCGTGAGGCCCTGTTTGCGGCGTTTTGTCCTGAAATAAGCCTATTAGTCAATTCAAGGTTTGAACCATAAACACCTCTGTTCTTGGCGTTTTCAATAATGGCTTGCTCATCACCCCGGCGCGTTGTTTCAAAATTGTCTTTTAAATCCTGCATCTTTTGTAAATCAAGACCAGTCATCCCACCTTCGTTTGAAACTTCCTGTAGCCCTGCGAGTGCTTCCATTTGGGCCTGCTTAGACGCTGGATCAAGCGCAATCCCATTCGTGGCCGTATCGCCTAAATTAACGGTTTGGGCATCTTCTGGCGTCACTAGCCCCTGTTGCACCAATTTTTCAAGAATAACTTTTTGCTCTTCAATCGTCGGTGGATTTATCCCGTTATATTGAGCAAGAATCTGGTCAAGGTATTGTTTTGCCTTGTTTTTCCCACTGAACATTGAAGCCCCAAGCCCTGCGGCGGCCCCTCCGATTATAAGCGGTGCTATTGGCATAATATCTCCTTAAAATGCGCGAACAACACCAGGGCGTGATGGCCTTGGCGGATCGTATTGGTTAGTCTGTGGATTAAAACGATAAACTGATCCGTTCACGATCCTATACCATTCACCACCTGGTGGACTATATGGAGGTCCAGCCGGAGGCGTTGGCGTATCGCGTTTAACTATCCATCGTAACGCTATAGGGTCCCATGAATATGTTCCTCCGTCGTCTGGAGGAGGTATATTCGGTTCGGGGTAACCTCCTACAGGGGGTGTCGGTAAATTCGGAGGAATAGGGAGGGGATTTTCTCGCGCTATAGGAATATATGGAACTGTCGGAACTGCTGGAATTGAAGGAGACTCCGGCGGCGGCTGGATAACATCACCCAATTTTTCATAGGTGCCCGTATTAAAATTAAATTGGAATGGCTGCGAGCCACTTGTTGGTCCAGTTTGATTCCCATTCGCGTCCCTATAAATTACCTCTGTGGGAGCGGTTATCCAATTGTTACCGTCAAACCATTGTTGTTGACCGTCGCGTATCCTTAACCGACCAGTTTCGCTTGAAGGAATGTTACCCTCTGGCGTTGTTGGCTGTAATGATCTAGGAGGAGGTTGACTCGATCCGGTCGTTGGCATTACGTTTGTAGACCCGGATAAGTATGGACCCCACCAATTCAGCCAATCTTTTTCTACTTGAGGCAATCCGTCTTGATTCCTGTTTAAAACGTTATATGCTAAATCATAATAATTCTTATAACCCTCAGGGTTATGTTCAAATCCATAGTTTGAAACGTTTACATTTGGAACCATGCCTACAACTCCTGGGATTGTTGCTTCATTTTGACCATTGAGTAATTCATTAAGAAGAATCAAATCCTTCTCTTTCAATAAATTAGATGAATTCGAGAAAGCGTCCTTATTAAAATCGAATAAATTTCTATTAAATGTGCCTGCTATATTTGAATCATTATCATTTAATATCGGCAAGTCATTCCCCAGTAATTTCTGGAAAGCCGCTTCTTTTGCATAATCATCACTTGATGCAACATTCCCTTTTGTTATTTCAACATCGGGGTTTCTATTTGTTAAATATGGGGATACATCAAAATTTGTTTTCCAATCGGTGTTCAACCATGCCCTGTTATTTTGAAGTGAATTCCAATCGGTTCCTGTAATTCCTAATGATGCGTATTGTTCATCCGTCAATGGTTTCCCGGCTTTAATCAAATCCTGATAATCTTTTTGCTTATTTAACGCCTTTGATCTTTCATCGGAAACTCGTCCCTGTAAATCCTTATCAAAGGTAGGAACGACACCATTTTCACCTAAAAATCTATTCTGCACCCCGGTCTTTGCCTGTTCTGTTTGCGCCCTTGCATTCGCAAGTTTATCGGAAAGATTTTTAGTTTCACTTTCAAGACTTGGCGCAAGAGTGTTAAATTGTTCCGCTGACTGTGTTAATTTCTGCCTAGCGTTTGGATCTTGACCAATAAGAAGGTCATCAAGAGAAACCACCCCCGCTGTTGGGTTATTCCCGATTTCGTACAAATAGCTTTTTCGCCCCGCTTGAGTGTCAATCCCTTTTGCTTTTTCTTGTGCTGTTTTTACGCTGTTGCTTAAATTCGCATAATCTTGGGACTCCGAAAAACTTCCTGGCCCCGTATATTGAGCGTCACGCTGTTGCTTAAACTTGTCAAAGTCTGCTGAATTTTTAATAAAGTCCGTCGGATTTGTTGCGGCCCTTTCAACTAAATCCGTGTCGGGGCGAATTGTCCCTGTATCTATTTTCTGCCCATATTGGTTAGACGTGTCACGAATTGAAGATGAAAGGGTGTTTCTTTCCGTATCTAATTTACCAGCGACACGGCCAGCGGTTTCTAATGCTTGAGGTTTATTTGCGTTTAGGTAGGATGCAACATCAACAAAAGCAGAATTCGGCTTCGCTGTATTCTCGACGGGTTTTTCTGTTCCCTGCAAAGAACCTGTTTGCGTCCCAGAAACAGGGATTCCTTGCTCTTGCTCTCGTTTCTTTTGCTCTTCATCATCGTTTAGAATATATGCCATTTAATCACCTTTATATAACCAGAACCGTAATGTCGTAAATACTCCCATTTGTTAAACCTGTGATCGCATCAATCACAATTTGGCCGCCGTCGTTTAATCTCCAACTAACAAAAACGGCTGACGTAATGGGCGCATAACTTCCGGTCACTTGGGCGACTTGGCAAGGGTAAACGCCGAACGGTTTTAATTTTAACTCATGCGTAAAGGTAAAGGTATTGTTTTCTGGCGCGGCCCCGGCTGTAATTCTAAATTTCTTGACCATTCCATTGACATTCTCACCGAAAGTCAAGTTACCGTTTAACGCACTGTAGACCTCACGCATAAAACTAGAAATGATCGCTGTGAAATTATCAAACCAAGATGGGGCGTCTGGAAAATCTTCTTTTGAAACTCTTCTTTGTGTTGGGAGTTTTGCCATTATTTAATTCTCGCGCTCACAAACTCAAAAAACACGGATATTCCCGCCAAAGAGAAACTAGATAACGCTTGAGAATGTGAAATACCCATGTTCAATATATTTGCTCTGGCCTTTTCTTGTGGTATGAGTGTCGGAATAGGCTGTAAAGATGGGTTTCCACCACCCCACGCATATAAACCCCACCCACCAAGACCCCACGCATAACCTGATTTTGGAACAAGGTCAACGGATTGACTTGCAAGGCTTTGATCTGTCGTATAAGTGCAAGTTATTTCCTCAAAATTTGCATTGGAGAAAATTGAAATTTGGTTCTGGAAATGTTTAAGTAAAAATGGGTTATCACCAGTAATAGGGGCGAATAATATTTCCGCATCAATAGGTTGATATGCTGTAGCGGCGGCGGCGTTCCAGTTTATTTCTTCGGTTGTTGTTAGGTGTGTTCCATCTACAATAGAGGCCACCACAGAAGATCGGGAAATCAATGACCCGTTAAATTGTGCCAATGTCCAGCCCGCAGAAATTCCCGTGGTAGAACTCACCGTAACCGTCACGCCTGAATGTGCGGATATGGTCAAACTTACTTCCTTGTCGGCGTAGTCCGTCGCGGTGTATCCCTTTCTTTCTTGGCGAATGTAATTCAAGGCCGCATCGGATAAGTAGAGTTTATTATCTCGTTTTGATATGCCCCCACATGAGGTGTTGAATTCCCATCTCGTCCATGAATTCGTTAAGAAATTTAGGCAGAAAATTTGTGTTGCATAGGTGTCGGTTGTGGCTGATACCGTTGCAAATAAATATTTGCGATCACTTTCATAGGCCACACCAAAAGAAGCTGTGTCAAAATTTGTATAGGATTCTGTTGAAATTTGTAGAAGTGTTAATTCTATAGGACGACTTAAAATTCGTGTACCCCCATCGGATATTGAAACAACTCCTTGAGAAGTAAAAGCAAAAACCTGATTATTGAGAGAAACTGCCGATTCTTGGCATTTCAAAATTGTCGTTTTGTCAAATTCTTCGATAGAAAAATTATTTACATCTTCCCCGGTTATTCTATAGATCCCGTCCTCTTTTAAAATGAAGCAAGAATCTCTCAGAGGAATAATACGAAGGATGGCATAATAAGCACTTCCCACTGGAAAAATATTCTTTATGGGTACTGCTTCCGGCTGATCTTGTTTGGAAATTGCCACCGCATGTTGTTGTGTATCGCTTGTTGACGCATAAGTTGATCCGGAAGATGGAAGATTCGGAGAAAATGCCGCACCTCGGCTTGAAATTGCAACAAAAGTATTTCCTCCTATTCCTCTTTCCTCAATTAAAATTTGTCCGGGTAAATCTTGATATCCTGAAATATAATAGGCATAAACCAAAGTGTTTGAGGTGTATTGATTGATGACTTTTACGAGGCTTTTCGCTGTGTCCTCAATATTTTGGGCGGCGGTTCCAGCAGTTGTCACCTTAAAATATCCTGACGCTACCGTTTCACCCGCTTTTCCAGTGTAAACCGTCCCAGCAATAGTTATTGTGTCATCAATAACAAAACCCGTACCGCCCACAGATATCAAAGTGATATACATCCGATTTTTTGAAATTATGTTGGCGTAAATAGCGGAATTTTTAAAAACGGCTAAATCTTTCGCCAATGGAGGGGAGTCATTTGATTCCGCGATTCCTTCCTGGCTGGGGTTTGTATAGAGAGCCGCTCCGCGTAAATTGTCTGGGGTTTGATCCGTGTATGTCACAGACAAAGCCACAATTTCACCGGCGGTAGGGTTCTTCTCGACAATTAATTGAAGTTCATCATTTGGTTCTACGGCAACACCCGTTGATTGTGCGCTCCTGTAAACCTGGTAAATGTGTGATGTTGTTACCCCGCTAGGAATATCAAAAGTGAGGCTCACGTCTCTTGTGGCTCCGGCATTATTGACAACAATAATTCTCTGTGAAGGTGAACCAATAATTTTATTTGAATTTGCGTCGGTTATTCCCCAACAAATACGGTAAGCTACTTGAGTGTTGTTGGCCATAAATCCTGAAGCGCCCGTCGTCGCTCCTGTCCCGCCCAATGCTTTATACATTCCGGTCATTCCAGGCGTTGCGCTGTAAGAATCCATCTTTTTTACTCCCGCCGACGTGGTGAAGTAAAAATTCTTGTTTGCTTCCATGGATCTTATTCTATTGGCTCCGGTTGGTGCTGAATAGGTTCCGCTTAATGCCGTGAATGTTCCGGCGTTGTCGGAGTCGTAATACATGCTTGTCCCAGCATGAGCTAAAATTCTATTTTGATAATTAAATAGTTTTTTGGGGCTCGTTAATGCTCCATAAAGTTTAAGCCCGCGTCTCAATTCAATAATATCGTCACGATCTATAGAAACATTGTCGGCAACAAGGAGGGAGCCCGGTGGAAGGCTTAAAGGGTTTGGGTGAGTCGCTAGACCTTTTGCTTTTAAAGAAACGTATTCCATGTTGTTACCGTGTCCAACGGCCACCAACACGGCTATAAGACATTATCCCATTCCTATTTGTTATTTTTTGCGGGCTGCCATGAACACGGGGAGTAATAATTTTTAAAAAGTTCGCCCTGTGCATTTCACATTGTTTTTTTGCGTTTGCAAGTCCGGGCTGATCTGTTTGCGCTTCTAAACATACGCTCAATGCTTCATGAGCAAGCCACAAATGCGCCTCGTACGGGATCTGTGGTACAGGTGAAAAACAAGATAATGAAACCCATTGTCCAACTGCAACATCGTCGGGGATGTCATCTGAAAGCGTCATAATGTTACTTGATAAAGTCGTGATCGCTATGTCGTCACCATAAGATGGAAAAATAGGATTATTCCCGATAATGTCATAGGTTTCACTCGTCGAAAATGTGCTAGGGGTTTGGTCCAATGTAATTTGATTCGTTCCCGTATTAATTTCGGTTATTGTTGCCGCGCTAGATTGTAAAACTAAATTGTTTGGGCGGCGTTCATAATAAAAACGGATAGAATCTTGCGTTTGTGTCGGGGTTGGGATTAAAACAATTGAATCCCCCTTGACTTTAAACCCATATCTATTTTGAGTCAACCAAGTGTTAGAACTTTTCAATGTTTCAGGCTCAAGGCGTTGTATAGATATTTCCGTCCCCGCATCATTAACAATAACTACATCACGCAACATCCCCCCAACTGCACGAGATGGAATTTTATACTCTGATTGTCCGCTTACAATATCCTCATCTTTTGAAATAACAAAATATTCCTCCCGAACCGACGTGATGGCAGGGACGATTGTTTGAATAAGTGAGTCACTTAAAATATCAACAAAGTCACTTGATAAAAATAGGCCTTGAGAGGTAGGGATAGATCCTCTTCGTTTTATCTTGTCGATAAGCGCATCAACGGTATAGTCAATGCTCACGTTACATCCCTTTCATTTTTTTAACTAATTTTAAAATACGTGGATCAACTGAACTCATTAGATCATCTTCCCCATTTTCTTCACTGTGATCCTCGCACCCCTCTTCATTTTCTCCATAGCTTCCAGAATCCATCATTTCGTCTTTTTCTTCCATGGGATCTTCTTTTGAAATTTCAGCGATCATCACGCCTTTTTTAGGTAATTTGTCTCCGTCAAGACCCTGAACCATATTCATCAACTCTTCAAGCAATTTTTTCTTTAAATCAACGTTCTGCATGATATCCCCTATTTTTCAGAATCTTTTAGTTTTTGCATCACTTGGCCGTGAAAATGGCCTATCCATTTGGCTGGATTCTCCCCACATTTTTCTTTTAAAAGTTTAAATTCGGCATCTTCTAAATTTATATCTGATTCTGAAATTTTAAGTTTTAATCCCAACTGGTATAAATCAATCGCCTGTTCACCATCTTTTGACAGGCTCAACCCCACAGCGGCTTTAAACATTTGTCTAAATGTCGGGATCTGCTTTTTTTGATCTTCCGGGAAAGAATTATCGTCAATAAAATGTTCAATTTGAGCATCAATATTTTTAATAGTTCTCATTTTTTAACCTATGTTTATATTTTCGTTTATATCTGCTGAAACTTGATTTTGAGCGTTTTTAATAGCTCTTGAATATTCATAATCTTTAACAGTTCGCTTAATAAATTGAGTTATTATTTTTTTAACGAAATCTGATTTCGTTCCGTCTGTTAAAGAGTTGTATTTATATTCAAATGAAAAAGAGTCGAAAATTCTATTTGCTACTCCTTCCGGTATATCTATTATTATTTTAGACATCACGCCCCCTTATTTATCCAAAATAACCCAAAACCCTGAAATATCAAATAATGCGGTGACTCCTGATCGAGCTGTTAAAACGTAATCAGTTCCTCCAGGTGTTAAGAATTTTTGAGTTCCTCCAGCATTATTATGCTTTATCGTGACGCTTGCCGAAGAATCTATGTTGAAAATATATATTGTTTGATTCGATGACCCAGAACTTAACCCATTTAATGTTAAAGGGATTCCCGCCCCATCGTATCTTACGAACGTAACCCCAGTGACATCTACATTATCTGATAATGTCTGACTTGTAACAAAACATCCTTTAAGAGCTATTGCCGTTGAATAAAATTCTGCTGAAACAGAGCTACCGGTAGTTATTCTCAAAACATTAGCTGAAGATTCTGCGACGTATGTGTCGCCACCACCATCAAAATAAAATCTCCGAGTTGAATCTATCGCAAGCCCCGTATTTCCTACAAGGGCTAGGATATTAGATGAATCTACTCCTAGAGTAATATCAGCGGTATTCCCTTGATTTCTCCACCCTAAAAGTTCTGCATTTCCAAACCTTCCAACACCAACGGAAGATATATTGGTAGCTCTCGATTTATAATAAGTAGATTTAATACCATAACTAGAACCGAAATCCACATCTGCCGTTAGAGTAAAATTTCCTCCTGTTTTTTGAAGAACGGCGTTTGGAATAGCAGTAAAATAATCGGTTAGATTTTGACCCCAATTGACAGACGGTAGGGATTCCCCTACGTCTGGGATCGTATAAGTAACTCCGTTTAATACAGCGGATTGAGACATAGAAAACCCCTATTTTAGACTGTTATTCCGTGATTCATAATAACTTCGGTTCCCTCTGTTCCACTAGCAAACGTTGTTCCGGCTAATGTGAAATTATTCATAGCTTCAGTAACGGTGAATAAATTTCCATTGGTTCCGGGGATATTCGCGGTAAGAGTAAGAACGGCACCGGAAGATGATGCGGTTACCTGATTAACGATCTTTGCACTTGTTGATGCGTTGATCGCGGCGGCCAATGCTGTGGCATTGTTTATTGCATCCGTGGCGGCAACTCCGCTATTCGCGATGTTGAATTCATTAGCGGCGGCCCCTGAATTTTTAGCAGTAAAAGCAACTCCATTAATAGTGATTGTGTCATTGGCTGTTGGTTTATCTGTAAAAGTTCCAGTTTGACTGGCTTTTACGCAATTCGTGGTAATTCTCACGCTTCCATTACAAACGCCTCCGGCAATCCCTTCTAAATAAGCGGCCAATCGTTGAATCCCCGGCGCTGGATCTGTAGCTAAAGGCCTTAAAATAGCGTCCAGCGTTCCTGACGTTTCATCGACATTGATTAAAATTCTAGCTCTTGACATAGTTTATCTCCTCAAATTTTATAAGCGGTGAGGCCCAAGAATGAACCCCACCGCATTTAAACAATATTAAGTATTCACAATCCCATAGTAACGAACCGCCTTAGCGGGCGTTTCTAAGAAAATGTGCTGATCCGTATAGCATCGCAATTCAAACCCGGCAGAGTCGGCAAGATGCAAGAAAAACTCATCTTCGCCCATTCCAGGGGTTTTGAATGTAATGTCAACGGCTCCAAGACGTTTCACGCGTTGCATAGGAATTGCAAAAGCCTCTCCCTCTTTGATGACAGAGTGAGAAACCAATTCAATCTCACCATTTTGGCTGTAATAGGTAATAGATTTATTTCCATTCTCACCTTTTTCAGCTTTCCATGAAGAATCCATGCGTCGGAGTGCGGCCAGGTCTGTGTTGATATTTCCCCAAGTTCGCGGGTTCAACCACAGGGTCACTTTTTCCTCAAGTCCTTTGCCCACGGCATTGGCTAAGCCGGAAATGGCTTTTCCAAACGTGAACGCGGTCGAAGAAACATTGTACGAATTCGCTTTCCACAGGTTGTATGTAGTAGCGGAAACGTTGAACAATGTTCCGGTGTTTTGAAGAATTTTTGACAGTCCTGACATTTCCTTGGCTTTGGCTCCGTTGTAGAAAATATTCAACGCACCAGCGGCGGCGGCAATGTCAAGAGCAGTAATTCCTGTCGCTGTTCCGGTCACAGTCAATTTTCGGTTTTCCACGTCAACGGCGGAAATAGTGAAAATAGAGTCTGTGCTAGAAGAAACAAGAGAATCATCAGAATCTTTATAGAACTGATAAGTAGAATTTTCAGAACCAGCCCAAATACCGGTTGACCAAGAAGCGGTCGTTAATTGCAAAACCGTACTCGTGGCACTGGCATTAGCTGAGGATGAAGTCTGACCCAATCCGTCTGGGTCTGCACCATACCATGAAGCAACTTCCACGCGTTTCCGCATAGATTCCATCATGTTTTTTACAAGTAAGCTTGTTGCTTTCACAAAAGCCTTTCGATCATTAGACGCACGAGCGGCGCTTTCATAATCAATGGCGGAGCGAAGAATAATTTGGGCGCCTGGTACTTGAGCGTCCTGCATATTCATCGCAATCGCGGCATTAAGCGTAAAGGCTCCACCGTTTTGAGCTGCGTAAGTCACACCATGCTCGTTATTCACGATCACGGGTTGGTGATACAAGTTTCCGATCTCTTTATCACTGGGGACGAAATCCACCATCTTCACCAGTTTGGCAACCTCAGGGACGAGTTGAATAACTACGTCGGCATAGGTTTCCTTAAAGAGTCCACTTAAGTTTGTTGCTACTGTTGCCATATAAGTTTCTCCTTTTTATTTTTTTCTGGCCTCGGATTTCAACCTCGTGAAGATAGCTTGCGCGTCTTTTTGATTGTTGCCTTCCATGGATGGCTTGCGCGTCCATGTCCGTTTCTTTGGCTAAATTCTTTGACTTATTAACTTCTCAAAATCGTTTGTGCTTCTATATTTTGGCGATTTATTCAATACACTCGGTTGTTCTGATACCGGAACAGGATTTCCAACGCCTTTTAATTTCTTCATTCTTGCGTTGTTTACTTTCGTGCTGATATCCTCACCCAACAAATTCAATAAATTATCTTCATCAAGACCGCCCATGAGAGATTTAATGTCGTTCATATAATCTTGCCGAACAATATCAATCACATCTGCGGCTTTTAATTCGACACCCTGCTGTAAACCTTGGTGCATATAGTGCGCCATTCGTTTTACCGTCATTGGAGACTGTGGCAACCCTGAATTTTTAAGTGTTGAAAGAATATCGTTAGAATATTCCTTTGAATAATGTTCACGCAATTTTTCATTTTTTAATCTTGACTCTTCTGCTTCTTTTAATTGGCGTTCCTCTTCAATTTGTTTCATCCGCTCTTCATATTCTTTAACTTTCCTGTCACGCGGGTCCATTTGCTCTAATTCAAGCTGTTTAACTAGGTATTCCTCGGACAATTTCCGCATGTCATGGCCGAACATCGGATGAGTCAACGCCTTAACAGGGTCATTTTTAAGCAAGTAAACAAACTGTTCCATCATCTTTTCAACTTTCGATGATCTTTCAAATTTTTCGTCCGCTCCCAAACCTTTTTGAACCAACATTTTCAGCTTTGATTCTAAAGCAGGATCTTTAAACTCGATTCCTGAAATATCAAGTTCAGTCTCTTTCCCATTGACCGCCAATTTCCAAGCCTTCTTTTCTGCTGGCGTTAAACCTTCCGGCGGCTTTTGATCCGTTGCTTTAGGTTGAGCGTCTACCGTTTTTTTACCGTCAACGGGGGCATTTACGTCCGGTTTAGCGTTTCCGGTTTGCGGCTGTGTCGGTGCGGCTGTGCTAGTTTCGGCCATATTTTTGAATCTCCTTTATTTCCTCTTGTTTTATGAGAGGTGTCGTCCCGCCATCATCGGTAGGGACAAAATTATAACCAAGGCAATCACAACATGATTCAGGCGGCAAGCACCCGCCTTTCATGCCGATATACCCAAAATGAAAAATGCTCCCGTGTTCACAATTAAAACAACTCATCAATAACCCTTCTGGAAATTTATAATGTTCCACTTGTTCGCGATCAAATTATAGATAGCTTCCAAATAATCTGTTTTATTTGGATTCGTTGAAAGCGTGACTGTATAAGGCCCGGTACTGAATTGTGTATCTAATGCCAATGTCCTGTTTCCAGTCCCATCTTGGGTAAATCTGTATGTTATTTTCTGCCCGCTTCTTGGGTTTGTTGGATTTCCAAGTGTCCGATTTCCTCCCAACGTTACATACGCCAAACCACCATCGGGAATAAGAGCGGCATTTGTCGCGATTGTGGCCGAATCCGTTAGAACGTAGGTCAATGGGACATAGGGGACATTGACTGTATCGGCTGAAACTGCGTTTGCCATTACAGTATTTCCCAGTGTTTGAAGGTGAAAACCGTCTAAATAAAATATTGAATCGTTAGGGTCGGGGAATAGAATGTCTGGCCTGTAAACGTTGTCATATAAAGACGTGTTGCTCAATATGGACGTGGTTAATGCCACACGATACGTCTCTTTATTTCCGGTATAACTTGTCCCAGGCATGAGAGTGTTGGCGTAAACTCTAAACCCGTCACGTTTTAACGAGGCCCACAATGTTTTTAAAGCGGTGTAGGTTGTCGAGTCCGAAGAGCCCCCGTTAATGTCATTAATCCCAAGCCACACGAAAGCATAAGATTCATCAACTCCATTTACGCCGGGGCGATAACGTTTCACGAAATCATCATAGTTTGTGTTAAAAAATCCGGTACTTTGCCCATTGACCGCTGTATTGTAAATCCTAGAATCAGAAGCTTTTTTTAAGGTTGAATATTGATAAGTCCACGAGTCTGTTGATTTTGACGAAAGCCAAGCGCTCGTTGAATCACCAATAAAAACAATGTTCTTTTTAGCAGGGTTAAGCCACCGCATGGCATCGGACAACGCTTTGGCTTCTGTTGCATTTAAAACCTTGTTAAATAAAAACCAGTTTGTGTGTGTTCCGACACCGTAATTTTGGACACCGCCACCACCAGCGTTGTATTCTCTCGCACCTACATAAAAACGATTTCTAGCCACTGTTGTTTGAACATTTCCAGACGTGTCATTGAGACAGAGTTTGCCATCGACATACGCCGTCAATGATGGGGAGGCCGCATTGTCATTCGTCACAATATCAATTTGTTCATAGGGGTTTTGCGCATGGATTGTTGAGGCGCTCGACGAAGTGGGGTCTGTGATAGCGCTTGTGACTGCCACCGTCGCATCTTGACCTGTAAAAACATAGCCCGTAGTTAATCCGTTATACTGTAAATCCATCCCGCCCGTATTTGATGCAGCCCCCGTCCCTAAACCAGTATTGTTTTGGTAACTCCAAATACAACCATTTGAAACCTGTGTGAGAGGAACGCCTTTATAAGTTACTGCTACAGATGAAGCCGTTGTGTTTGAAACTCCCCAGTAAACATATTGACTTGATCCGTTAGTGACAACTCCGTTTGGCCCAATAGAAGGCGATCCCACAATTGTTGACGTTGCTCCGCGAATTGTCAATAAACTCGTTGACGATCCAATATTTTGATTCGTCCTTAAAAAACACCCGTCAACCAAATAACTGGTAAGCCCTGCCGCATCTAACGCTAGGAAGAATTGATTCACCCGATAGCCATCGACGGGAGTCGTACCAATTGTTGTGACATAAGACCGAAACGCATTTGACAAATTTCCATCAGTTTCAATACTTAAGGAACCGTCACCATTATCATTAACCGTATTGGCAGGGAATTTAATTACATTCGGGTTATAAAGAGGCGTTCCCGTTTCATCTGTAATTAAAGTTTTGTATCTAATATTTTCCGTTTCACCAAAAACGATAAGGCAAGAAAATAAAATAAATGTGGTTAAAAGTAATGTTTTAATTTTCATTTTATCTAGCAGAAATTAACGATTGTAATGTAGCGTTAGCCCTATCCATTTGCACTTGCAATGATGCAATTACGTCCTGTTGATTTTTTATCAAGGCTTCTAGATCAACGGGGACTTTTTCAAAATGCTGTTCACCCTCTTTTATGATTGTTGGCACAATCTCAATTGGTTCAACTCCAACGTTAATAATTTCATCAACCATATAAAACTCCTTTAATTAGATACCGTGAATCCCACCGCTGTTTCTGCTGTCGGTGCCGCATTTGGATAAATTGTGAATGAACCTGATCCGGGAACACACGCGGCCGCTTTCATCGTGGTGTCATTTGTTCTTACTGTGCAATCAATAAAGCTTGATGTGGATACAAGGCTATTTGTAACAACAAGAGAAGTCGCCGCCGCCGCAAAATTAACAACACCTTTTGGGGTATTTATTGTCCTGGCTCCTGTTGTTCCGGCGGCTGTTATTGTTGCGCTTGATGTCACTTTACCGAATGAATCTATAGAAAACCTTGAAACGCTATCCACCGAAGCATCCAATAACGTTTTGCTCCCACTCCCGACGGTCGTGCTTGTTACATCTATTTGAAAAGCGATATATCCGGCCGTTGAGCTTTGATTTATAGTCGGCGCTATTCTGAAATTTTTAGTAGTTCCACTCGTTTGACCTAACACGCTTAAAGCACCAAACATCCCAGCCGAAGGATTTATCGAGGTTGACGTTATATTCCAAGTGTGAAAATTATTAAAACCACCACCAGTCGGATGAACATAATATGTGGAGAATCCGCTAACAAATCTTAAAGGGCGAGTTGTCCCTGTTCCCCCGCTTGTGCTTGTTATTCTGAATTCGTTTGAAGTGTATTGCGTAATAGTCCGCTCATAATTTGTCGTCTGATCTGTTGTGTTATAAAAAGTTAAGCCTGTTGCTGTCGATCCTAATGTTAATGAGTGTGTTGGAACATCAGTCGCAATCCCAAATTTTGCGGATATGTACGAATCTGCCCCAGCAGTAAAACCTGCGGCAAAAGTGTTGTACCCGTAATGGTACCAGGTCCCGCTGAGAGTGTAATTTGCGGCCGTATCAAAACCAGCAACCGTAAAGGAACCATCACCATTGTTGGTTAAGCTATTGGTTGGGAATATCAATTTATTCGCGTTGTAAACGTTCCCAGAAACATCAGCAATTAATATTTTATTCCTAATCACTTCGCTTTCACAAAATGAAATTGATGGGATCAATAACGAAAATAAGATTAAAAACCTTAATTTCATTCCTAGTAATCCCTTCCGGCTCCGTCAATTTTAAGAGTTCCGCACCCATTCGTCGGAGCAACATATTTAATTCTCAAATAACGGTATGGAACGTTCCCAAGATCCCACCCTGCAACACCCGCGCCAGAAATGGTGACGCTAGAAACCGCCAAGTCAATGAAATTAAGGTTATCGTTTGACGCTTGCCATTTGTAGGAAGGGCTGCTTGAAATTGTTAGCGGGGTCAAAGTAAATGTTCCGTTTCCCGCTTGTGTTCCTAAGTCAATCGCTGTTCCTGCAATTGCATTGGCTTTCGTTGTAGATAATTTGAGTAAATCCGTGGTACTTGCAATCGCGTAATAAGTCGTCCCACCTACCAAACCACCGATAGATGAACCGGAAGCGGTTGATAAGAGAACTGCTAGTCCTGTCCCGTACCTATGATTTGTCTCTGTGATTGTATCTCCAGAGGATGAAACATCGCTGGCTAAACCGTTCAAAAATGTGGCTGTGCTTGCTGTCGAGGAAGAATTCAGCCTAAATCCGAACGGGGTAGACGTATATAAATCATAGGCATTTAAACCCGTTGTTAATGATGTCGATGTAACAACTCCGGCGGCTGACCAGGTAGAAACGATTAAGGCGTTTACCGTTGTGTTGGCCATCATTGCATCAGACAAAGCCTTTGCGGTTCCGCTTGCTGTAGAAACCATTTGAAAATTGGTGTTGTTATCAAAGACAACACCGGCCACGGTAATTCTCACAAAAGCAGTCGGTGTCTCCACGATTGATGAATTTATAGTTATTGTCGCGGTTGATTTCTTTCCGTCTACAAATGTGACAACGCTGGGAGAGGCTTGAGAATGAGAAGAAACATAGGTTAGGTAGTTGGCATTCGTTATGGTAAGGTCTTGATCGTAGTTTGTATCTTTGGCAACACAAGGGTCATTGACAACATTTCCCGTGTAAATTATTCCGGCCCTTGCTATAAACCCCAACGACATTAAAAACAAAAATAAAAATAATTTACGCATTTTCCCTATCTCCTAAATTGTTCCACGTGGAACATATTTTTCACCCGTTTGCGGGTTTGTCGGTTGTGACGGCAAATTTACTGTGCTTGCGTCTTTGGTTATTGGATTCGTAGCATCAACAACTTCGCTACCATTCCCTGTTGGCGGGCCGTTCGGAGGCATAGGCGGTGCAATCTGGGGTTGACCTAGTATACTTAAAATCGGGCTCCCGCTCACCAACATATCAATATGCTGTTGCAAATGCTCTAAACCGTTCTTGATTAACTCTGGGTTTTCCCGCGCTTCCCTCGATGAAAATATCACTTGATGCTCTTTAATGTGTAAAACGTGGTCATCAGTCATTAACGCTGTTACTTTCTTACCTTCGGATAAATCCTCGTTTTCGGCTTGAACCAGCATTAACTGTGTTTGCTCTGCTTTATATAAGGGTTCAAGTCGTCCATTTGTGACAATCTGCAAATATTCTTCCGGTGTTTTAATTAAATTACGTTCTAAAAGAGCGTCACCAATCTGCATTTTACCCGCTGTCGTGCTTGACAAAGCATTAACCCGTTCCGCTGTAACTCTGCTGATCCCATTCAAATCCTCGCCAGTAAATTCTTTCAAATATACTCTGTTTGATTTCCCTGATATAGACGCGATTCTAGGTGTATTTGCGTATTGTTTCAAAATGTCGATGATACCGGTTCCAACATCTTCACATAGGGAAACGTAAGCTTGTTGTAAACCACTGTTGAATTGAACAGCTTGAGAAGCAATCAAAGCCAATGCCGCACCGGATTTTAATGACGCTTCTGGGTTTCCTCTTACAACTGAATTCAACCCTGACAACGTTTCCATCATTCCAATCAACATTTCAGTAAATTTAAATAATTCGGGAGGAATACTTAACATCTGCAAAACTTTCGGTTCACCGCTCTTTGAATCGTATTTAATGACGTTCAGACCACCTGAAACGGAAACAACATCAATATTTCCACCCTCAGGAATTGCAATATTTTGCACTCCAAACGTGGCGGCATTGGTCAAAATTGTATTGATAAGACCGTCAATCGCCTCTTGAATTGGCATCAAGTCGGCGACGATTGAATAACCCAAACAAGTTCCGTCAAGGTTGTCTGGCATGATGGGATAAATATTCACACGTCTATAAGGCAAAGGCCCATCAAGGGTTGTTATATCTGCTGCTAAATATTCAGTGAATCTTCCCTCTGGAACGGCGGGCGTTTTTTCATGATAGAAACGATATACGGGAATTAAATCAGAGTCTGAAATATCGGAATACCATGTTTTTCTTTGCTTTTGATTAAACGTACTTGAAGATAAATTGATAATTTTGTCTGAAAACTCCGGGTATTTAGCGGCGTAGTCATATTTGTTTTCCCAAAATCGAACAATGCGCCAATCGTGTTTTGTTGGAGAATCCCGATAAAAATCATAGGCGATATCTAACGGCCCAATATTTGTTATGCGTATATCCCCATTCTTTTTAACGTTTCCGGTGTTATCGTCTAGGGCGTAATCACTGCCTAAACTCTCATCCCACTCTAAGCAGACATAGGATTCAAACGCGTACAATGATTGTTCCGTTGCTTTCTTGAAAATTCTATCTAGGTGCCTTTCTCGTTGGTAATAGTCCAGAACACCGGATGCGATCATTGTTTGAGCCTGACTTTTTGCGTCGGTGTTTGATGCTCTTGGCTCTAAGGCGGGTTTATCAGAGGTTGTCATGTTGAGGAGATGCTGAATTATGTTGCGGTAGTGGTTGAAGTGGCCTATTAAAAACTCGCCTTGTTCTCCACCCGATTGAAGCATACCTGCTTTTTCTGCACCACGGTAATAATATCTATAAGACCGTCGAATTAAATCTAATCTTCCCGAAGTTTCTAGAAAACGCCAATAATCGTCATATTTACCCATGAGAGCAGCGGCGATTTCATTGCGGGGTTTATTGGCAAAATAATGCTTTAAACGCTCTTGAGTCTTTTTTTGATCGTTAATGACTTCTAGTTGTACGGTATTTTCAGGGATCATCTCTTTAAATTAAACATCTTTTTAATATTTTCCGCTAGTGGCCCATTTATTTTAGGTTCTGGCATTATTAAATGCGTGTGGGTTGATATTCCAAGATTCATCGGTATAGGGTTTGTTACCCTATCAATGGCGCGGTTCCCGTAGATGAGGGCGGCAAGTGCATCAAAATGGCCGTATTCTTTAACCCTTTCAAATTGCGTGCGATTCTTATTCCAAATACCGAACTTTAAACATCCAATCGTTTCAGGGCAATTCGGGCTGACAATCACTTTCCCCGATCCGACATTAATCCGCAATTCATTTACCATGGCCTCAATGATTGTTGTACGTTCCGTCTTTCCGGTTTTTTGTGTCGGGCTGAAATGGATATCATGAAGAGATCCCAAGTCTAAAAGCATCAAAGGATTATTATTATCTGCAATGCGACGATGTACCCTTAAATCAGGCCACAATGTTGCTTCTTTCTCTTTGATCTTGGCAGCAATCTTCTCGGTGGTCATTTCTGGCCCTTGCATCACTATTTCCCCCTCAATGACCAAGCGCGCGTTTAAAAAATCATAGTAAGCAAATAAAATGACGGTCTTATCCTTGACCCCCATATCCATGAAAACATAGCGGTAATAATATTTAAAATATTCATGTCTCTTTATTTCTACCGCAAACGCATCACGCCATTCAGGGATAATGTGATAATCAGCATCTACAACAAATTGACACAAATATTCGCGTTTCCAAGTCGTCGAATTCTCTCCGCCTGCTTCTTTTTTGAATTTCTCTATTTTCTCAGGGGTGTATCCAGCCTGATAGATGTCATACTCAGAATAGACGTTTTCCCTTTGCGCTCTCATACAATAATCACGGAAAGCATGGGCGGGGGTTCTACTGGGAGATGAGGCCATAAGAATTTTGCCATTTGTCGTCAATAATTGCGGCATCAAAACATCTTGAACCAAATAATCAAGATTTTCAATGAAACCGGCTTCATCGACAATTGCAATCGTGGCTTTACGTCCCCTAAGTTTCTCGGCGTTTCCGCTATTCACACCAGCCAAAACAATTTCTGACTTTGTTGATGGAAATAGAAATTTCCCCTCCGATTGTCTCCAAATTGGTTTTATATCGCTTGGGGCATCTCGGCATATTTCCCTGAATATCGGCAGAGTGATATCTCTAATCATTTTAAGGGTAGGTGCGGCAAATGGGATAACCGCTTCACGTTGCGTCAATCCAACTTCAAGCGCCTTAATTGCCAAACGATATGATTTACCCAAACGGCGGGAACAATTCTCAACCCATATTAAAGCGGTGCTAGTCCGCTCTTTTTCGTGCATAACCTTCTGAATTGGTTTCAATTTCCAATGGAGAACACCTTTTCTCCATAAGGTGTCGATTATGTCCTTACTCGTCAATTTTAAAGACGGTTTGTCCATTGTCATTTGATGTGGGGAGAAGTTCTATTAATTTTTCGGCAGGGATATCTATTAGGGGTGAGTTTGTTTTATCCTCCACCTCTATTTCTTTAGGCTTGCCCCGAACGTAAGGCAATAAGGCAATGTGAATCCTCGCTTGTTCTTTTAGTTCTAATGCGGGATCTTCCGAAAGCTTGATTAAACGCTCAAGTGGGTCATACCCAAATTTTTCGCAAATAGTAACAATAGCGCCAAGGGTAAAAGTAAACCTATTTTTAGATCCGGGTTTACGCCCTCCCGTTTTTGGAGAACCTTTCGATTTCCTTTTTCTAAAAATTCCATGCGCCAACTAAGACCCCAATTCCTTCTTATTTCCCATCATATTTTTCATACTAATCGCTATTTTTAACGATTTTAGTTCCTGTTTTATTGAATTTATTTCAGACGAAAATTGTTCAAAATCATCATTTTTAGTATTTTTGCTATTCAAAATCTCAAGTTGACTGTTCATTTGAGCTTTAGATTTTAAATAGATATCGCAAACCCTCTTGAGGATATCGTAAATAGCTACAATTCCGACCAATGATACGAAAGACCACAATATTGAAAGAATAGTCGACTGAATCATTCTATAAACCCCGATATTTTATCTTGAATTTTTGCGGTGTGAATTTCCCTTAAATCTTCCTCTGATTTTTCAATGCTGAACACAACTTCGCCTTGTATTTTGTAGGTGTATGTTTGCCAGAGGTTTTGACCATTAGGAGATTTAACGATGGCGAAGGCTGTAATCATTGGATTGAAATTATTTCGTGGTCGAGACATTTTCATTTTCTCCCATTGCGTAAGTGTTGCTATCTAATTTTTTTAATATTAAATCCATTTGCGCTTTCAAATTTCCCATATATTCGGCATATTGGTCTAAATATTCCAAGGTTGCTTCTGGGACGCGCCACCCCAGGCGTGCGTCTATGTGTTCCAGCAAAGTTGGCATTCTCTTAGATTCGGGAGACTCATCAAATTCTTTCTTGCACTTATCCGTTGCTCTTTTAATAATCCATTCGCTTGGTTTCAATTTTTATCTCCTAATAAAGTCAACAATGAAGTGATGCTTCCCGTTATATAAATCTTTTTTAAAACCTAATTTAAAAGACCAGTCGTGATTATATTTTCCATTGTTCTTGTCACGCCCACCGAACCGAATTTCGAGAAAAATAAAAAATGGGAAATATATGCCGAAACTTGTTTTCGTAAAAGGTTGTGAATATGTCGGGGTGTAATCTCCCCGGGACTCAATCAATAAGGGGTTAGAATATTCTTGATTGAAAGGGTTCATTTCTGTTGCTGGAAGATTTTTTTTTCTTGAAAATGGCGTTATCCATTTTTCAGCATAGCAAGCGACAAAAACGTATGATTTTTCATTTTCCCATGATGTTACGTTGCGTCCGAAAATTAAAAAAGGATATTTCATGGGCGGGATTGTAGCATAATATGTACTCCCTATTTAATCCCAATGGGTCCCGAAATATCCCCTTGTTGTTTTCATTCCTAAATCAGCGTCCCAACGCCATCCGGGTGTTCTGAAATATATTCCCTTCTCTGTTCCGGGTTTCCATTGTCCATTCTCTTTTTCTTGTAATTTTAAAAACACCCAGAAATGAAAGCAAAATGGCCATGTCATCATAAATCCAAAATGTGAATATTTTTGCAAGTGTGTTAATATCGTTCGTTCTCCATATAATTCTGTTCTTATTGGACCCGCTATAAATGAAAAAACTACTCCTGGTAAATTTATATTTCTATTCATATTCGTCCTTTTTAAATTAGTTATCCCACACATCAATAGGGTTTTCTGGAAGGGTGTCTTTTATTTCGTAAATTTTCCACCCCGCTTCCACATAGCCCATCAATCGTGGTTGAGATAAAAAAACAGTTTCCCACCATTTAATTCCAGATATTACAGATTTATCCCAACGCAATACATTTCCAGAAGGTTCGACATAAATAGAAATTCCATATTCATGCCCATCGGAAGTTTTGCGCTTTAAAATAGATTCGACGTGACCAAAACAGGTTTCGTGATGATATTTTCGTGTTTGTAATTTTAAGAGTGCCTGCAAATCATGGAATGTAAGTATTGGGTCTAAAGTAAAAACGTCGTTTGACTTTTCCTTTTCAATTGCATTCGCCAGCCATTTGACTATAAACATTTTCTATTTATAGCAAACATTCAAATAATCATCTCCCGTAGTTTTTTCAATTGACCGTCCCGATAGTATTTCCGAACCTTCTTTTTCTTTTGCTTCGCAACAATTCCGTGGTAATAGACACAGCAGTTTTCGCATCTCCCGGTCTTTTGAGAGATTGAATGATTGCACAGGATGCATTCTGTTGGTTTTAGGGATTGATAGGGCATATGATTAACTGTACTACGATATAGTTATTTTTTATGACTGCAAGCCCCATATCGGGTATGCCATGCGTTTTTTCATTTTTTCTCCCAGTTCTCGTCAAGCTTTTCTAAGATTAAATTGAACCCAAGCGCTAAACTTTTCACATCCATGAGATCATTTCCATCATATCCGAGGCTTATCATTCTGTCCCTTATCTCCTCGCTCGGCTTCTTCTTTGGCTCTACTTTTTCCCAATCATAGGCGTCAAAATCACAAAGATTCTCATAACCATTCCGAATAAGAACAACATGTTGTTCACTGATAGCCGTGATTTTGTAAGTGCTTTCACTTCCATCTTTTTTAATAATATCCCCCACCTTAAACTTTGCTTTGAATTCTTCTTTTGTCATTCTAAACACTCCCTTAATCCAACTGGCAAGTATTCCTTGTTAGTTCAAATTTAAACCAAAACAATAATGCAACATATCAACTTCTAAAATTTCAACTCTTTCATAGTTAAATGTCTCCATTGCATACGATACAGCTGACTTATCTCCCAAATCGCCTTTATTCGTGTAATCTAACCATCCAATTCTTATGCAGGCATGATGGGAATTAATAGACCACCATTCAAATCTAAATAATTTATCATTACGCAATAATTTAACTTTTTTCAATTTATTCTCTCTTCTGCCACGCATTTTTATTTCTTTAAATGTCTAAAAATGTCTACCAATGTCTAAAATCATTTATATTTTCCCGTTCTCTTTGAGCCAAATATCTTCAAGTTTCATTTGGAATCCCATTTTTCAAGAGTTTTATTTGCTAAATAACAAACACATTTCTACGAGTGATCCGGTTTGCAATAACAAAATAGACAATAAAATTTGTCATCCTTACTTATATCGACAAAGTTTTTTATTAAATCCAATAATTCCTTCACCTCTTCGCCTTTGAGGGCTTCGAGGTAACCATGTGCTATGAAATAAGCTTTTACATTTGGGTGCACCTTGTCAAAATTAAGCATTGGTGACTTAT